GCTGGCGGCTACAGTGGTATTGGCGGCGCTGGCGCTGTAACGCTAGACGGGTCTGGAACAAACAATGAAGGCACTGGCGGGTCGGCGGCTGGAGGGTTTGCGTACTGGAGAACCTTGCAGGGGCTACGGGCTGGATTTAAGCAAGGCGCTGGAGGCGGAGGGGTTGGATTAAAGGGTCAAGGCGCGTCTGGGCAAGCAGTGAATTGGCCCGCGTCCGACACAGTCCCCCCATTACGTGGCAATGCCGGCTCTGGTGGAACGCTGGAGTCTTTTGGTGGTGGAGGCGCATGTTTGTACAACCGATCAATTGAGGGCGCCCCTGACTATGCTCGACCTGGAGACGGCGCCGTGAGAATCATCTGGGGCATTAAGTACAGTTACCCCAATAATGCAGATGTAAGCCAATGAGATACCTAAAGCTATCTATTCCGGCGGGCATTAAGTGGCAAGGCACGGCGTACCAGTGTTCTGACCGCTGGCATGACGGGTCGCTAATGCGATGGGACCAGGGCGCCATGTTGCCTATTGGCGGCTGGGTTCCATATTTAGATGCTTCATATTCGCGGGTAACCATCCCAGATGACATGGTTGCCAGAGACGCCCATTCCTGGTTTTTAAATCAGGACGCTGGAGCAAGTGGGTCTGGTTATTATTTGGCTGTTGCAACGCCTTTGCGCCTTTACGTCATGGACGGTGAGGGGGACGTTAGAGAGCTAACAGAAGGCTTAACCTTGCAGGGCAGTGAAACGTCTTTTTTGAGCAAGGGCTACGGCGGCGGTAAATACGGCTTTGAGGCTTATGGAACACCGCGACAATTAGAGGGTGCGGTAAAGATTCCAGCCACATCATGGACTCTGGATAATTACGGCGAATGGCTTTTAGGTGTTTCTACAACTGACAGAAACATCTGGCTGTGGAAGCCTAGCGAGGATTCTTTTGCCGAATTAGAAAACTCTCCGCGCTGTTTGTCACTTGTGACTACGGAGGAGCGTTTTGTATTTGCCTTGGCCGCAGAGCAGGCTGGAAGGATTAACGTCCGAAGAGTGGCATGGTGTGATCGTGAAGACCCTACAACCTGGGCCGCTACCAACTTAAACGAGGCCGGCGGCTTTGAGCTTCAGACTGACGGCGCTATCCGTTGTGGGATTAGAGTGCGAGGCCGAACGCTTATATTAACGACCACAGATGCACACGTTGCGACATATTCGGGTCCGCCGTTGGTGTATGGCTTTCAGCAAGTTGGCAAAAACTGTGGTGTTGTGTCTGACAGAGCTGTGGCGGCAACTGGCGCAGGCGCGTTTTGGATGGGCCGAGACGGTTTTTATGTTTATGACGGTAGCAGTGTTAGTGAATTGCCCTGCGAAGTTTCAGACCGCGTTTTTCGGTTTTTAGATACCGATTTCTGGCATCACGTCTATGCGGTTGCCAATGCAAAGTTTAACGAAATCGTATGGTTTTATACGGGTCGCGGGGAAGATGGGGTTATTGATGATGTTGACGGCAATAAGGTTATCAGCAAGGTCAATTCTAGATATGTAGCTTATGACTACAGTCAAGGCACTTGGTCTATTGGCGAGATTGATCGGCATGTGGGCGTTGACTCTGGTGTATTCAATGAGCCTATTTGGCTAGATTCTAACAACAACGTTTTTCGGCATGAGATAGAGAACGCGGGATATGGTGGCCAACGGCCCTGGGCTGAAACCGGCCCTATTTCTATTGATGTTGGCGATGGCGTTATAAAGGCCACACAGCTCCTCTCAGACAGTTTTCCCACAGACAGGCTAACGGCTTACTTTAAAACAAGGTTTGCCCCACAAGGCGATGAGGAGACTCATGGCCCGTATATTGTTCAGCCAAAAACCGACGTTAGGTTTACTGGCCGCCAGGTCAGAATGAGGCTAGAGGTTTATAAGGAGCCAATCAAAAACCTAAAGACGTGGACTAACACAACAACGGATTGGGATTCTACGTCATCTCGTTGGGATGGTTCTGGCGAGGAAGATTCCTTTTCAGCTCGCCGCGGCGCAAAGAGCAAGGCAACCAACGACACTTGGGACGATATGACAGAGACATGGGATTCGGAAACTCGCTCTTGGGAGAGCGATTTCACGCCACCGCCAGATCAACCAGAAGACCCGTTTGATTATCTTGCGTCGGAAGGATCAAAAGATGTCCGTATTGGTGACATGCGCTTATTGATTACTGGGGGTGGCAGAAGATGAGTAGCGATAGAAAAGATTTTTTAAAAAACACCCCTGAGTCTCCCCCGCCTTATTCCGGTGACACCAAGCTCTGGGCGGAAGACTTAGACAATTACTTGCGCAGACGCTTTCAGATGCTTGATGAAAAGATCAAAAACCTGGAAGAGCTTGCAAAGATAAGGCTGAACAGTGGAAGCAATTGATCTCCACAAAGAGGTTTTAAGGGTGCGCCCGTTTCTAGAGCCGGCGCTTTCTTACGGCGGCAATACTCATGATTACGTCCATATTGTGCAAGGGGTGATTAATGGTGAGTTGTTACTTTGGCCAACTGAAAATTCAGCGATTGTTACTGAATTTCACAACTTCCCAAACAGGCGCATGTTGCACATATTTCTAGCGGGCGGTGACTTGTCAGAAATTAAACATCTGCATGATGACATAGTAAGATTCGCCAAAGAGGTGGGCTGTGCGGGTCTTTCATTAACGGGCCGGCCAGGATGGATAAAAGCGTTATCTGACCTGGGTTTTGGCGATAAAGGGTTACGATACGTTACAAAGGAGTTTGACGCATGAGCGGCGGAAAGGGCGGCGAGACAACAACCGAAATACCTCCAGAGTTTAAGCAACGCATTCTCTCCACGTTTGATCGTGGCGAGCAAATGGCGAAGACGGCGCCAATGACCTATATGGGTATAACTCAGGCGGCGCCTAGTGAGGCAACTCAGTCATCTTGGAATCAAACCAATGACATGGCCAATACGCTTGGCCTTGGTATGGCGAGCGGCAAGCCGACAGATGATTTACCTGGGGGGAACAGACTGCGCGAGATGGGAGGCCAGAAAGGCTACGACGCTCATTGGGGTTATACACAAGAACTCCAAAGGCAACACCGAGAATATCCAGAAAGAGTGGCGGCACTTAACGCTCTGGTCCCTGGCCTTTTAGATCCTGCCAACGTCCATAGAGGCGAGCCCAACATGTTCCCGAATGTCCCCAAGGCTGGCGGAGCGGCTGGCGGTCCTGGCGGTGCGGGTGGCATGAGTTATGAGCAGATTCTGCAAATGATGCAAAACGGAGGGTTCCGCGTATGAGTGGCGGAGGTTACAACCAGCCTCAAGGCATGGGGAGTCCTGGCAAGGGTGGCGGAACCAGCGCACCCCAAGTTTATAACACAGGCCCAGGAGGTGGTCAGCAAACGCGGCCATCGCCTCCTGGCGTCACGGGCGGCGGCACCCCGGGGAAGGGCGGAGCAGGCACAGGCCTAGGCGATTGGGCAAATAATCCCGCTACAAACACGGCAATAGGCTCCGGAGCACCCCCGCCGCCAGCGGCCAACCCAGCGGCTAATCCAGCGGCCAATCCAGCGACTAACCCTATGGGGCCAAATGCGTTTGAGACAGGTCTTAACGCGCAAAACAATGCGATGGATTGGATGGCCAACGCCACGAATTATCAGGCGCCCCAGCTTGGCGGAAATTACACCGCTGGCGGGGGAGGCGGTTACACAGCCGCAATGGCGCAAGCTCCAGGCCAAGATTTATATAGTTACGATCCTGCAACAATGCAGGGGCAGTCTTATCAGGCGGCGCAATTGTCTGATCAAGACATTAACCAGTATATGAATCCGTATACACAGAACGTCATCGACTCCACGATGGGCGATCTGGATATGGCTCGTCAGAACGCCTTGAACAATACGGGTGTTGCGGCAAGTCGCGGTGGCGCGTTTGGTGGCGATCGTCATGGGATTATGGAAGCCCAGAACAACAACGATTATATGCAGAACGTTGCACGGTCTAGCGCGCAACTGCGTAATCAGGGCTTCCAGAACGCCCAGAGAGCGGCAATGGGTGATGTAAGCGCACAGAACCAAGCTCTCAGCTCAAATGCCGCTATGGCGCAACAGGCGGGTCTTTCCAATCAAGCGGCTCAGAATGCGCGGGATCAGTTTGTTGGCCAGACAGCAAACCAAAACGCCATGCAAACGGCTCTGGCAAATCAAAGTGCCTCTAACGCGGCTGGGGCATTTAATGCTCAATTGGCCCAGGCGAATAACCAGTTTAACGCCGGTCAAAATATGCGTCAGGATCAGTTTAACGCTAACCAAATGAATCAGGCGTTTAACAACCAGATGTCAGCGGCTCAAGGGCTTTACGGCATGGGTCAAGATCGCTGGAACATGGGCCAGAATGCGCTAAATCAGATGAGTGATGTTGGCGGTCAGATTGATGATCTCAATCAGAACCTAATCAACCAACAGATCCAGATGTTCATGAATCAGCAGGGCGCGCCACAAGCTCAGTTCCAGAACATGCTGGGGCCGCTGTCAGCGCTCTCTGGTGGCGGTACACAGTCTTATAACCCTGGGAAGATGGATTATCTAGGTGCTGGGGCGGGGCTGGCCGCAACCGCTGGCGGGTTGGGCTGGACGCCATTTTCTGACATTAGACTGAAGGATAAAGTAAAGAAAGTGGCCACGATCAACAAAATCAATCTGTATACATGGGAATGGAATGAGACGGGCAAAAAGGTTGCAGGCGATCAAAGGCCATTTGGCGTTTTGGCTCAGGAAGTTCAGAAGACTAGACCTGATGCGATTGTTGAGAATGCAGACGGCTGGCTGATGGTTGATTACGCCAAGCTTCCTGAAGTGGCCAAAACAGTAATGATGAGGGCATAAAGATGGGCCTGATGGAAATAATTCAGCAGTTAATGGACCCCAATCAGGGCAAGACGCCCCCAGGGGCAACTCCGCCGTACATGCCGACTAGCGCGGGCGCTCAAACGCCTGCACCCGCTCCGGCGGGCGACCTTGGCGCAATGCCGCCCATGCGGCCAGGCATTGTAAGGCCACAGGGCAACGTCCAGCCCAACATGGGGCCACCAGGACAGCCAGCAGGGCCAATTGAGCAGGCCGGCCCCCCAAAGCATTTGTTGGGCGATTTGGGCGTTGGTCCTGATGCCCAGCCAGGGCCACTCAGAAGCCAGCTCCAGGAGAATGGCGTGGGGGAAATACTCCCCAATCAGATTAGCGTTCCTGACAGAGAGAAGGCTGAAACGTGGGCTAGCGTTCCCTGGTACAAAGACAGCGACAAAATGAGCACGATGTTTGCGGCGCTCAGCAATGGCCTTGGCAACATGACCCTGCGCGGTAATCGCGGCATGAGAGATATGAACAACATGCTGATGAAAACCGGCATGGAAAAGATTGAAGAAAATAAGACGATGAAATATCTGGCTGAGAATAATCCAGAGATGTTTCGCGTTATGACCAAAATCCCGCCAGGTCAGCGCGGCGATTATATGAAGCTGGCTATGGAATCCAGATTCCGAAAGGCAACCGGCGCTGATGACACTGCGGCCATCCGCAATTACGAGTATTTCATGGGCCTAGACGATGCTGGAAAAAGGGAGTTTTTGGGCGTTCAGCGCGGCGACAAGGTCATTACGAACACTGACGGTTCCGTCCAGATTAGGCGCGCTGATGGCTCAATGGAAACCGTTATTTCGCCAGAGCAGGCGCTGGTTGGCACTTACACCGCAAAATCAGCGAGTGACGTTGCCACTGCCGATTCTGCCGGCATACAGGATATCGCAACCAAAGCGAGAAACGCAGAAAAGCAACTCCCTCTATTAATAGAAGAGCTGGAAATGGCAAATGACCCAGCAAGGGCTGAGGGCTTGTTTGCTCCCATTGAGAAATTCTATAACGCGCTTCAGGACGAATTAAAGGATGAGTATGGGACGGATTTAAGCGGGGCCACAAGGGACCAACTTTTGAAAGCCGGGGCGGCAAGGAGAGTTATGGAGTGGTTTGCGCGATCTGGATTGGGCGCTCGCAGTATGGATACGCCGGCAGAATATAATCGCTTGCTTGAGGCGTTTGGTGGCTTACAGGAAATGACTCCGCAAGCTTTCTCGACACTTCTGAAGCGCCTTATTAGGGACAATGAAAGAGCGATAGAAAATTATAATGCTGAGCTAGATAGCGGCAGATATTCAGACGTTTATAACAGTCAGTTTTATCAGCCGTTAGACACGCCCTGGCGCAATCAGGGTAATACGCCCCCGCCGCCCCCAGGCACCACGCTAGACGGTCAACCATAATGCAGACTGCCACAAATCAGGAAACGGGCGAGCGATTTGTTCTTGAAGGCGGGCAATGGGTGCCGTTACAAACCGCGACCAACCAGGAAACGGGCGAGCAATTTGGCCTTGTTGGCGGCGAGTGGAAGCCGTTAGAAAGTACAAAGCCCGCTGACCCCAATGCACCGCCTTCACGGCCATTTCAGGAAACGATGGACACCATTGGTTCCAGCGTTGTGGGTGGAATTGCCGGCGCCGCCAGAGGGCTTTATGGCGCCTTTACTGGTGAGGATTATGAAACAGCCAGGGCAAACCAGGATAGGGTAGCCGGCGAGCTAACGGTACAGCCTAAAAGCGAAGCGGGCCGACAGATGGTTAGTAAGGTCGGCGAGGTGTTTGATCAGCCGTTTTTCAACTGGCTGGAGGAAACTGGCGAAGCTTGGGGCCAGAACACTAACGATTACTTAGAGGAAACACCCGTTGGCATTGCGGCGCCCGCCGCTGGCATTTTGGCGTCTATGGGTCCAGACATAGCAACTGGAGTGGTAACAGGGGGCGCTGGAAATGTTGCCTTAAAAGGGGCTAAGGCCGCAAATCAAGCAAGAAAAGTGCGAAAGGCAGATCAGGAACGCAAAGACAAAATTTCGCCTACGCTTTTATCTGAAATTGAGGCAGAAACTAATGCTGGCGATTTGTCAGCCGGTGCCGCCCAGGTTGAGAGAGCCAGGCAGAACGTTGCGACAGCGCAAAGCCTACCAACTCCCATTGCGCTAACCCAGGGTCAAGCGACACGTAACGCGGCGCAAATGACTGATGAATATAATTTGCCAAAACAGGACCCTGGAACGGGGCGCGCCCTGGCACAGCATCAAGCCCAGCAACAGATGGATTTGCATGAAAACCTAGCAAAACAGGAATCACCGCGCGCCAATTGGACGCATCTTAATGCTGACGAAGATTTAGGGCGAGGCGTTAAAGGATTCTTGGCGGATCGGGAAAAGGCCAATAAGAAAAAGACCGATAAGCTTTATAAGATTGCGAGAGAAGGCGATGCGATGGACGTGAAATTGTCCGTCGATCTGGATGATGCTTTTGCTCAATTAAAAGAGAGAAAGTTTAATATTCACCAGCCAGGGGAGTTCGGCAAGCTGATGAAGCTTGCCGATGAGTTTGGTATGGCCGGCAACCGCCGGACAAGTATCACCAACATTGAAGATTTTCGGCAGAACATAAATAGAGCGCTGAATGACATAACAAATCCTAATCACAAAGAAATGGCCAAGATAATGAAAAATGCCGTTGATGAGTCTTTGGATAACGCCCCTGCCGCCGCCGCGGCATACAAGCGGGCCAGGGCGGCATACGCCAGGAGCAAAGCCGAGACTGATGGTAATGCCCTGGTTACGCAATTAACGGGCAAGAAAGGCCGCACAGAATCGCCAATAACTGCAAATGATAAGGTTTACACCAAGATTAAAAACGCCCCCATTGAAGACGTTAAGCGCATGGTGCGAATGATCGCAAAGGTTCCCGAAGGCGTGAATATGATTCACACCCTGGGCCAGCGGGTAATGATGGACTTGGTTGAAGCCTCAACAAACGGTAAAGCCCCTGGCAAAGATGTTCAATTTAATGCCGCGGCGTTTAGGCGGGAGCTAAACAAGCTTGACCGGTCTGGAAAGCTAGAAGCCCTGTACGGGCCGCAGAAGGCGCAACAATTGCGTGACATTGCCGAGGTTGGAGAAACGGTTAACACGCTCCCGTATGGTAATGCGGCAAACGTTTCTCAGTCTGGAAATACTCAAATTAAGGCGATTATGGATGTGCTGGGCCGTGCTCCAGGGGTTGCGGGTAGGATCGCGAGGGGCATTGGTGACACGGATCAGAAAAAGGCGGCTCAATTACTGAATGAGCAGAAGGTCAAAAAAGCCCTCGATATAGAAGGATTACTGTCGTATGAATAAGCCAAAGCCGCTATCGGATACAGAGATCCGCAACGTTGTTAAAACGGCCATCGAAGAGGCTGTTGAATACGTTGAATCAAGTATCTCCCCCCAGCGCGAGAGGGCCATGCGCTACTACGAGGGCAAATGTGATATTGGCCATGAGCGCGGGCGGTCAAAGATTGTCTCAACAAAGATCAGAGACACCATTCGGCAGATAAAGCCCAGCCTGATGCGGGTATTTCTTCAGTCGGATAAGCCGGTAGAGTTTAAAGGCACAAATTCCCAGCAAGCCCAGGCGGCTGAAAACGCCTCTGAATACTGTCAGATCGTATTTAATAAACAGGGTGGCTATAAGCTACTCCAGGATGTTTTTCACGATTCGCTAATTGCGAAAAACGGCATTGCCAAGATTTATTTTGATCCTGATGAAAAGCAGGAGATTGTCGAATACGCCAATCTGACGGATGAAGAGCTGGCAATGATTGCGAGCAATCCAGAGTTTGAGGTGTTAGAGCACGTAACCCAGCAGGCTCAGATGGGTGAAATGGTCGTTAGTTCGCATGATTTGAAGGTCGTGAAGACTATCCAAACCGGCGAGATCAAGCTGGAGTCTATCCCCCCAGAGCAATTCTTTGTCGATGCGTCCGCAAGCTGTATTGAAGACGCCTATATCACCGGTCAGCGCACAGAGAAAAGCATTGGCGATTTGATCGAAATGGGTTTCAAGTGGGAAGAGCTTGAAGGGCTCGACAGCCTGGATGGCCAAGCCGATAACGAGGATTACGAGCGTAAACATTACGATGATGATCGGGATGGTGTAGACCCGTCTACTAGACCGGTCATGGTCACAGAATGCTATATGAAGGTTGATGTAGAGGGTACGGGCATTCCCCAGCCTTACAAGTTCCTGATGGGCGGCAGTAAGTACCGCATGTTGAGTCACGAGCCCTGGGATGACGTGCCATTCGTTTCATTCTGCGCGGACCCAATTCCTCACGCATTCTTTGGGCAGTCTATTGCCGACGTTCTTTTTGCGGAGCAGGACAGCTCTACGGTCATTCTGCGGGGCATTCTGGATAACACCGCCCTGGTCAACAACCCGCGCCTGGAAATACTTGATGGCGCAACGAACGTCGAGGACGTTTTGAACAATGAAATTGGCGGCATTGTTCGATCAAAACAGATGGGCTCTATTCAGCCTCTAGTTATTCCGTTTGTCGCGGGACAGACCTTGGAGGCTCTTAACTATTTAGACCGCAACGCTGATAAAAAGACGGGTGTTAACGCGGCCAGCAATGGATTAAGCCCAGATGCTTTGGGCGGCAACCAAACCGCTACCGCCGCCAACGCTATGGTAAGCGCGAATAATGCCACGATGGAGCTAATGAGCAGAAACTTAGCTGAAGGCGGCGTTACCCAAATGTTTAAGCGCATCCTGAAGCTGGTCATCGAAAACGCCAGCGACGATATGATGATGAAGGTGTCAGGAGATCAGTACACCCCCATTGACGTTGCAAATTGGGACGTGGACATGGACGTGCAAGTGAATGTCGGCCTGGGTACAGGCAACGAAATGCAGAAAATGCAGGCTCTTGCTCAAGCAATGCAAGCTCAAGAGAAAATCGTAGGTCAGTTCGGTTTAGGGAATGGGATTGTTGGCCCGAAAGAAATTATCAATACGATGACCGATTTACTCAGAATGTCAGGAATTCAAAATGCCGATAGGTATTTCCAGCCCATCGACGATCAGAAGGAAGCCCAGTTAATGCAAGCGGCCCAACAGGCTCAACAGGCGCAACAGGGCCAGGGCGACCCGACCCAAGGGCTGGTAGAGGCTGAGAAGATAAAAGCCCAGACACAGCTACAGGTGAAGTCTGCGGAGCTTCAACAGCGCCAGCAGGGTGATATGGCTAAGCTTCAGGCTCAATTCGCCCAGGACAATATGGACAGGGATCTTGAACGCGACAAACTGGACGCTAACATAGCGATCGAACAGGCCAAGCTAGCCAACAAAAACGCACTTGATGAGGCGGCGCTATATGCAAAGATTAACGCGCCTCGACAAGTGACGGGACAATAATCGATGAGGGTAGAAGATCTCGCAAGTGGCGTCCGACGGCTACGCCAGGACGAAACATTGCAAACGGTGTTGACCGAAATTAGGTCGGACGCCATCACCATCTTTGAGAATCCAAGCTCCACACCGGAGAAGATTCTTGAAGCCCACGAATCCATAAGGGCCGTGGGTCTTTTGGAGCGCGCTTTTGATTCCATCGAAGGAAATGAGCGCATCCAAGCAGATAGGGAGCAGTAGAAATGTCAGATGAATTTGTTGGTACCGGCGATGAGCGATCACCCGCGACAGATGATTTGGGACAGGCAACGGAAGAATCTCTGATTGAACGTATGTTTGAGCCAGAGACTGCTCCAGAGCCCCAGCAGGAGCTGGAGATAGATGAAGAAGAAACAGCAGAACCCGCCACGCCTGAAACGGAAGCGGAGGATGCTGAGTATGAAGAGGTTGAAGAGACTGTTAACGAAAGCACTCCTGATGATTCGGAAGAAGCCGAAATGTTCACCGTTAAGATTGACGGGCAAGAACATGAGGTAAATCTGGAAGAATTAAAACGAGGCTATTCGG